CCTGACGGCAGCCGTAGGAGACGCTCCCCTGATGGGCAGCGAAACGGGCGGAAAATTCCTTGAGGCCCTCAGCGAAAAACTGGCGGGAAGACTGGAGCGGAACAGATCGAAAGAGTCCTTCAGCAAGCTGACCGGCAAGGCCATCCGCGACCTCAACGAAGCTGGCCTCAGTTATGACAAACATATCGAACGGGCCGTGAACAACAAGAAACTGCTCCGTAAAATCCGTACCGAAGCACTGGAAACAGCCGTTTTCCTGAACAAGATCGCCTCGGAAACGGTCAGGCTTTCCCGCCTGATCGCCAAGGGAGGAGGCTCGCTTCAAGATCGGGTACAGCTCCTCATGGCCTGCAAGAATGTCCAAGAATTCTACGTCGCCAACGCGGATCTTGGCACGGAATGGGCACGCGGCCTGAACGCCCGCAAACTCGGAAACAACCTCTCCACAGAAAAAGTGGATACAATCCTGACCAATAAGGGGACCCATGAACTGTCGCTGCTGAATCCCGGTGAGATCATTGAGCCCGTTCTTCGTGAAGGGGAAACACGCCTCACCAAGCGTGTCTCAAACTGGCTCAGTACCAACGGCATGAGCGAGAGCGAGCTTCACGCATGGTTAGGACATGAAGGCCTCACCGTCAGGCAGGCTGATGAGCTGGCGCAGCAGATCGCCCTGAATCCCAATAAAGTCCTCGCAAACATCACAGGCAACATGCGCCGGGTCAATCCCGAGTTCTCAGGATGGGGAGCCACAGCCGAGTATGTCATCAGCAACCTCCTCTCAAACATAAAGACGCCGCTTTTCGACGTATTCAGCGGAACCATCAAAACCCTCTATACCCCGCTGGAGAACGCCGTGGGCGGACTCATCAACGGCGATATGGACGAGTTTGCCAAAAATCTCCATATATACCGTGATATGGTGGGCCAAGGGGTCATTACGGACTCCCTGCGGCTGGGCTGGCAGGCTTTCAAGACCGGCGACAACATCCTCGACCGGGGAGCACGGGCATTTGAAAACTATGTCCCACAAATCTCCTACGAACGCATCCGCAACTCATGGCTCAAAAACCGCCCGGAAGGTTCCGAGCTGTCTTCCTTTGAGGATACGTTGGCTCACATCTACGGTTTTCTGGGCGCAATAAACAGCTATGGCCCACGTCTGATGATGACCAGCGAAGAAGTCTTCAAGGGGATCAACTTCCGCGCACACCTGAAAGCAACCCTCCGTGCGGAGGCGTGGGACAAGGGGCTGAAAGGAAAGGCCGCCGATCAGTATGTGAAGGAAGGATATGAAAAAGCCTTTGCTCCGAATGGTTCCGTGATCAAAGGAGAACTGAAGGAAGCCTCCCTGAAGTACGCTCGTGAGAACACATGGACAAACCAGCTTGATCCTGAAGGGTGGGCACAATCCCTCCTCAATGAAACGAACAAACACCCTACCTTAAAAATCCTGTGCCCCTTCGTCCGTACTCCCGTGAACCTGTTCCATGACTTCATGCAGCACGCGCCGGGCTTCAATTTCCTGTATAAAGACATCCGCGAGAATTTCTTCAAGCAGGGTGACCTCGGAGCACAGGCACGCGGCAAGTTTCTTACCGGTGTAGCCTTGTCCTCGCTGGCCTACAGCTGGGCCGCCGAGGGAAGACTGACCGGGGACTACCCCAGAAATCCCAAAGTACGCGACATGTGGCGCGAGAAAGGCATACCCCCCTACTCCATACGAATAGGGGACTCATGGGTGGAATACAAACGTCTTGATCCGTTCGCTTCCATCTTGGGTTCTGTCGCCAACTCGTGGATGGTAATGGATGATCTGGAGAACGACGCTTCAAGCAAATCCGTAAACAAAGTGGTTTGGGGTGTTACGGGGTCCATCATCAAAGGTCTCGGCGACAAAACCTATCTGCAAAACTGGTCAGAGCTTGCGGCGGCTTATAACGATCCGGACTACAAGCTGGAAAAATTCGTGGGGCGTCTGAGTACCTCCTTCCTCCCTCTAAGCGCATTACAGCGACAAGTCCGCAACCAGTACACCGATCCCATCCAGCGGGAAACGGAGACGTGGCTGGACCAGATCAAAAACGCTTCCCCCTTCTTTTCCGACAATCTGCCCGCACGTATGAGCTGGATTACCGGAAAGCCCCTGTCCACCCCATCGAGAACCATCAAACAGGAAATCGACAGCGATGTGATGGAGGAAATGCTTCGATTAAAGGATACCCTTATCGGCAGGCCGGAATATACGTTCAAGGGCGTTCGGCTGGATATGAACCAATATTCCCGCTACTGCGAACTGCATGGCGGGATGAAGACACCCGACGGGCTGACCATGCACCAACGCCTTTCCGAGCTTATCAAAACCCCCTTTTATCGAAACCTCCCGGAAGGCTTCCCCGGCGAAGAAGGCCCCAAGGCAACACTCATCAACAACATCATCGAGATGTATCGAGATATGGCTGGGGATCAGCTCCGCAGGGAGTTCCCCGAACTGGAAAAGAAAATCACAGAACAACAAATCACCACACAGCTTTCAAAAGCTGGAGCCATCAACAAAGACAACAGGGAGCAGATACTGCAAAAACTCATACATTGATCCCCTTCACCCCTCCTCGCCACCGCCACCGCCACCATACAGATGAAAAGGCGGCGGCCTTCCGATCCCAATAATCAGAGGTCGTCGCCTTTTCAGCCTCACGTTAGTTGAACATGAGAAAAAGAAGGAAAAGGAAGACAGCAAAGCCGAAAACTCGGGCCGTCTTTGCAACTGACATTTCTTTCCTAGTATAAATGACAAAGGTTTTCAATAATTATTTTCAGTTTTATTACCCCTTTAAATACAGGAGGTTTTATGGCCTACAGTTACGTCACCTATACGGGAGACGGAACGACCCAAGACTATATCGTCCCCTTTCCCTACCTGAAAATCTCCGACATCAAAGTCAGCCTTAACGAAATCGAACAAAACCCCCTCGCCTACTCATGGCACACATCCGGCACCATACGCTTCGTCACGGCCCCGCCCAACGGGGCGTCTATCCGCATCCAACGCATCACGGACAAAGTGACGCCCGCCGTGGACTTCCGCGACGGCTCCACGCTCACCGAGGCCGACCTTGATCTCGCGGTGACGCAACTCCTCTACATCGCACAGGAAGCCTACGACACCCTCGACGGGGAAACCGCCGTCGTCGCGAAGGACAAGGCAGAGAAGATCCTCAAGGAAGTCGAAGAGATATTCGCCAAGACACAGATCGAGATCAACTACTTCCGCAAGATGTGGATCGACGTGCAGGAGTCCCCCACCGCGCCCGGTCGCGGCGAATATGATTTCACGTCCGGAAAGATGACCCTGTATGTCCCCGCTGGTCCAGCCGGGCCGCAAGGTCCGGTCGGACAGGCAGGCCCGCAGGGTGTTCCCGGAGCAATGGGCGTGCAGGGGCCGCGCGGCATTCAAGGTCCGCAGGGCATCCAAGGCGAACGAGGCCCAGAAGGACAGCAGGGACCGATGGGTCCGCAAGGCGTTCAGGGGCCTCGCGGCGAAGCCGGACCGTCAGGCCCCGAAGGTCCGCGGGGTATCCAAGGAGAGCGTGGCCCCCAAGGTCCCGAAGGACCCAAAGGAGCGACAGGTGACAAAGGACCCATCGGCGATTCGCCGCTGCCCCTCACATTCGGAAACTTCTCTGTCAATACGGATGGCTACTTGCAGTTCGCCTATAACGGTGGCCCCGTGGACAGCACCATGTTCAACCTCAACCCGGAAACCGGAATCTTGGAGGTCATTGTAGCGTGAGCGGAAACATCATACAAATCGGCAAGGTACGCCCCACCTACAAAGGCGCGTGGGATGCGGGCCAGACGTATGAAACACTGGATTGGGTCCTCTATCGCGGCATCTCCTATCAAGCGATCAAGGATGTACCCGTAAACCGGGAGCCGGATGTCGCTACGGACTACTGGGCCGCTACCGGAATGAAGGGCGATAAAGGCGACAAAGGCGATGCGGGAGAACGGGGACCTGCGGGCATGGACGGCAAGGACGGCATCCAAGGACCGCAGGGCACCGCTCCGGAACATCAATGGACCGGAACGCGTTTGGCCTTCCAGAACCCCGACGGCTCATGGGCGGCCCCTGTAGATCTCAGCGGCCCGCAGGGTGTTCAAGGCCCCGAAGGACCCACAGGACCGCAAGGCATCCAAGGACCCGAAGGCCCCCAAGGTCCTGTAGGACCGCAAGGCTTAACCGGAGACAAGGGCACGACCCTCAACATGAAGGGGGAATGGACGCAGAGCGTCGAATACGTCTGCACGGAATCGCGGATTGATGTGGTAACGTCTGGAGGAAGCTCCTACGCCTGCAAGAAAAGCCATACCTCCACCTCATCCATCCTACCTACGAACACCGCCTACTGGACGCTGATCGCGCAACGTGGCGAACCGAGAGAGCTGTCTGACTCTGTAACATCAAGTTCCAGCAACACCGCTGCTTCATCAAAGGCTGTGAAGACCGCCTATGACCTTGCGAACAGCAAGCAGGCAAACCTTGGGTTTACGCCGGTACAACAGGGCGGCGGCACGGGGCAGGGAAATAATAAGGTCTACATAGGCTGGGCTACTGACGCGAGTGGGCTCAAGGCGCAGGCTGACAGCACTAACCTGGGAAACATTGTCACGACTGAGGGGGGAACGATAAAGGCTCCACAAGCTGCGTTGGCAGACCGTGCGCAGGTAGCTAACACTTCTGAAACTCTCTTTGTTACGGGTTGGGGAAACACAAAGTGGGGAAGCACTCCGTATGGGCAATCCCCCTTATACGTGTGGTGTTTGCCGAGCGGCGGATCTGACATGATGCCTTGTAGTCCCAGCGTTCTCTCTGCTGGTGCGGCAAACTGGTGCACATACACTCCTAACGTTCGCGTTGGCACCGATGGTTCAGTCCTCCCAGCCGGAGGAACTTGGAGAATAATGACTTCCAGAAATGGTGAAGGTACCGTCATGGACTTGGCTGGCGGCTCTACTGTCAACACTTCGGGCGGCGTTTTTATGGCAATCAGAGTTGCTTAAAGGAGGATATGAACATGAATTACGGACAAATCATCCACCGGACCGCTGACGATTCATACGTCATCACAAAGAACGATATGCCTTACCACGTCTATCCCTATGCCGCCGAGTTCGCAGAGGAATGGGACGACGTGTTCACCTACGCCGAGACGCACCCGGAGATGGTGACCGAGGAGCGACCCTTCGTGCCCACACTGGAAGACATCAAACAGAACAAGAAATCCCTGATCGACGCGGAAACGTCCGCCGCTATCCGCGCCGGGTTCGACTATGCTGTGGACGGCGTGACCTACCATTTCAGCTACGCGCTTGATGATCAGCAGAACTTCTCCGACACGGCGAACGTCTGCATCATGAAACAGGCGGGGATGCCGGGCCTGCCCGACTCCGTAATGTGGAACGCCTACACGGTGCCGGGCAATGAGCTGGTGCGGCTGACGTTCGACGCATCGGGCTTCCTCGCGCTCTACGCGGGCGGGGCCATGAAGCACAAGAACGAGACGATGCAGCGGGGCGGGGAACGCAAGGCGGCGGTGGAGGTGGCAACCACACCGGAAGAGGTCGAAGCCGCATGACAACGCCCTGCGCCCATGAAGCCGACATCTCCCTCCTCAACACCGCCATCGTCGAAATCAAGGACACCCTCAAGGACCTGAAAGAACTTCTCCTCTCCAACGCCGTCCTCTCCGAACAAGTTTCCCATTTCAAGGAAAACATCACGGACATCGACATCCGCCTCCGAAAGCTGGAGTTGGATGTGGCGCAGGGGAAGGGCTCGAACAGATGGATCGAGCGTGTGGTCTGGTGCCTGACGTCGGCGACGTTGGGATTCTACCTTAAAGGAGCACTTTAAGAATCATGAAAAAAACCGACAACCGCGCATCCGAGTCCGCACTCGCGGAACTTCACAGCGTCGTGGCGAAGCTCCTTACGTCCCGCCTCCAGTCCGGCGATGCGTCCACAGCGGACATCAACGCCGCGATCAAATTCCTCAAGGACAACGGCATCGACTGTGCCGGGTCCGCGAACCCCGACGTACAGGATCTTGTGGCGAACCTTCCGACCTTCGAGGACGTCTCGAGAGACGAAGTGAACCTCCTCAACTAACCCCCTACCCACGCCCTTTTTTGAACCCGATCTTCGAGCGCATGACTCGTTGGTCGGGTTTTCTTTTTTCAAGCGTGTTTCACCATCCAAAAGGCCAATGGCTGGAGGAAAAGAGTATGGCATCCGCCCTCAAAGCTATTCGGGAACACTGTGTCCTCTGCGTGAATGGGAAAGTGCAAAAAAACAATCTCGAAATAATCAAAACCTGCGAGCATGAAAAATGCCCGCTCTGGCCCTACCGAATGGGTATCCGTCCTACCGATGGAACACCCCACCGCCCATTGAAAGCCTGCCGGACATTTTGCGTCGAGGAGTGCTGCGCTGGTGTTCCCAGTGAAGTGCCTACCTGCCGAGGCAATCAGTGGCCCATCGCTCCTTGTCCGCTCTACCCCTTCCGAATGGGGAAAAGCCCAAACATTTCCGCCGATGCCCGAGAACGGATGAAAGCCAGAGCGCAACATTTCAAATAAGCTACCAGCCACACCCCTCTCAAACGACGAAACAGCCCCGAAAAAAGTTTTCCCGACCCAATAGTCGGGTTTTCTTTTTTCGGGGCATTTTTTCCTCAACAGCACACACCACATAGGAGGTTTTTACGAACACCCCATCTTCCACCATCCCCCCGATGCCGGAGAAGCTGATCGACTTCCGGGTCTTCCTCACGCTTGTCTGGCGACACCTGAACCTTCCCGACCCCACGCCCATCCAGCTCGACATCGCCCTGTACCTCCAGCATGGGCCGAGGCGAAAGATCATCGAAGCCTTCCGAGGCGTGGGCAAGT